TAGTACCCTTAGGGTACTTACATACCGTACTGGTTAATTTTAAAGATGGTAAAACTTGGGAAATAAAAATAACTCAAAAAACCAAGCGAGATGGATGGCATGCCTTCGAAAGGAACTTGGCCGAACTGGTTAAAAATTATGAAGAAAAAATTAGTGATATCGATTTTAAATTAGATACAAATCGAGTTAAGAAAGATATTGAACGTAGTACACAGAAATTTTTACGAAAGAAAAAGTTATAATGAATGTTAGATTACTTAGTTACAGCCAGCCAACTGAAGAATTCACTAGCATGGGAATCTCTGACGCTCAAGAGCTTATTGCCTTCTGCGCCAGAGTTTCAAACCCAAGCAATCAATTCAACACAGAAACTAGCGAGAAGCTTATCAAGTATCTCATCAAGCACCAGCATTGGAGCCCACTTGAAATGGTCTCAGCTTGCATTGAAATTACAACAACTAGAGACATTGCCCGTCAGATCCTTAGACACAGAAGTTTTAGTTTCCAAGAGTTTAGCCAACGCTATGCTGACCCGACAAAGGATCTCAACTTTGTACTTAGAGATGCCAGAAAACAAGACCTCAAGAATAGACAGAATAGTGTAGAGTTAGATCCACATAATAACGATGAAGATCGATTTCTTGCTTATCAGTGGGAACGTATGCAAGAGCTAGTGATTAAACAATCACGTGACGCATATGAATGGGCTATACTAAAAGGTATTGCCAAAGAACAAGCTCGTGCTGTACTGCCAGAAGGATTAATTGAAAGTCGTTTATATATGAATGGTACGCTACGTAGCTGGATTCATTTTATCGAATTGCGTAGTGCTAACGGCACACAAAAGGAACATCAGGAAGTTGCTATTGCTTGTGCAAAGGTTATTGCTGAGATTTTTCCACTTGCCACTGATCTTGTAGCCAAGTAAAATCATTTATTTTAGACAGTGCCTCCGGATTGGAGGCATTTTTTTCTCCATACCACCGACCAGCTAATGCACCCGAATAGGCATAAAATCCGTATTCAGCATTTTCATTCAAAGAACACCAAGCATCTAATCTAGTTAAAGATTCGTCGTTATTGATTACTGCTAATTTACACGATTCCCTAAATGCCGATTTCCAGGTACTAAACGGATCTGTGTTAAAAGCTGTAATATTACTAATAGTATCCATTGCTTTAAATTTAGTGCTGATACTTGTAGTCATATCTACTGTATTAGTATCCATTGTTAGTGTAAGATTTTTTGGTAGTAATTTGACTCCTCCATAACCGTAAGATAAATTGTTAACAGGATTTAAACTACGCCAAACATGCACTACATCTAAATCCCAATCTGGGACTAGATAATCGAATTTAAAATCATTTAATATAATAGCATCTGCATCTACTACCCAAAACATTTTAGTAAACGATTTCTTGGCGGCCGCTATATGTGCCTGATGTATGCCTTTAACACCATGCACACGTTTTGCTAGAGGAAACTTTGTTTTTAAATCATTAAAATTTTCCTCTGCATAAAGCTCGTTATAACTGATAAAAATAATATCGTACATTAGAATTTTTTACGTACACTACGTGGCATAGGGCTATAAACAGTTTTAAAAAACTTACTGCCAGCGCCATCTAAATTGGCAATTTCTAATTTAGATTTCGCCATTAATTCTTGGGCAAGAAAATTTATGTATTTGGTTATTTCTTCTGGTTCCGCAAGTGCATGAGTAGTTCTCCAAAATTCACTTAGACAATCAAAATCACGCACATTAGCGTAATCCCAATCAGTTAAAAGAGTTTTATAAGCTCCTTCTCTAGCTCCTAGTATTGACCAAATACCGTTCTCAACATCGGCACCGACACTTGACCAAATTAATAATCTATGATAATTTTGCCACCAGATTTCACTAATATTGTTTACTTTAGCACCTTGCACTAGGCACATTTTAACACCTTCTCTGAATCCTGCTCTCCACGCTTGCTCAGGAGTTGCGTTGGTAAAACTTTCACTATAACATTCATTAAACTGATAATAGCGTTGATCAAAACAAAACTCAACACGACCTTGCACATCATCAGGATCTGAGTTTTCATGTGTCTTCATTTCGTTAACAAACTTACGTGTCCATAATTTGAGACCACCATTTCCGTATTTTAATCCGTTAACATGAACATTACCTGCCCAGCTAAAAACATTTTCGTCTGTAAATTGTTTTCCATCTAGTTCAATTTCTACTTCTAAATATTTAGGATCAATAATATTATCACCATCCACTGTTGTAAAATATTCAGTTTCGCTTAAAGCCGCACAGGCTTTATGCGCCGCATCACTGCCTTTAACTCCATGAACACGTTTTGCCCAAGGAACTTTAGTAAGCAAATCTGCATAGTTTTTTTCAGCATTGGGTTCATTATAACTGAGAAATATAATATCCTGTTCTATAACTTTAATTGTTGTCATGGGTAATCCTTAATTGCTTGCTACGAAAAACAAGTGTAGTTGCTATATTAATTTTAGATATATCTAGTTCGAGATCATTTTCAAAAATTACCCCTACGCATGTATTTTCACATAATTCTTTTTTATCTACTATTATAGTTCTTATTAAGAAATTATAGTCAGTTTCTAAGATAATAAAAAAAAGAAACTTTTCAATATCTAATTTATTTTTAAATCTTAATTTTCCGGATACAGATAAGAAAAAATTCCACACTTTATTAGTCTCGTTCCACTCTACTAATAATTCAGGATCAATTATATCTTTAGTTGGAATAACTTCCAACATAGTATTTTTAAATCTTGGAACACTATCTACGAGAGAAACTAACTGCAAGGCAGTAGAATTTTCATCTTCTACTAACCCTAAAAGATAGTCGCTAAATTTTTCTTTACCAGTTACTAATTTTTCGTATGTAGAATAATCGATTTCAAGATAATCTTTATAGAGATTTATTTTTTCATTTGTAACAGATAATAATTGTTTTGTGTCAACATCATAATATGCATAAAATACATCAGGAATATGCTTAGGTGGAGAAGCTATTTTTTTACGAGCCATTTACTAACTCCTTTAACTTATCAACTAATTGTTGATCCACAATATCTTTTTCTACATAATGAAATATTTTTTCTTGTTTTATATTTCCAACCAAAAATTCTCCTTTAGAATTTAATACAAAATTGGCATAATTTCTCCAGGATACCGGAACAGTATCCCACCCCTGTATAGCAGATTTCATGTGTATAAATTCTAAAGGATTTGTTTGATCAATAGCAGAATCTTCCATACCAGAAATAATTAATGCAATAGCAGTAGCTAAATCCATGCTTATCCATAATTGAGGATCAAGTGGAGCAAAATTTCCTCTACAAAATTCCCAATTATTAATTACAAATTCTAATACTTTGTAAAATTCAAAACTAGTTTGATTCTTTTTAAAATAATGTAATGCAAAATAAGGATTAGGTAAATTATTAGATATAAATGTTTTACGATGATATAAATCTTGTTCTATAAATTCTAATTTATAATTCCGAATCTTACTACAAAATTTAATATCAAAATTACTACAAAAATCCCACCATAAAGAAATATCTGCCAAAACTAGCATATCGGAATCCAAAACTATTGTTTCATCGTACGGTGTGGTATAATATAACTTCCATCGATTTTCTGCTTGAAGTGGGCTATCTTCTACTTCTTTAAACCAAGGAATAGGAATTATATGATCGAATAAAGATTTATATTCATCAGGTACAACGTTATTAGTTACTAAACTTACATTTTTAATTACTTTTTGACTGTATTTTATGCTAAGTGCCAGCACACACGCCTGTCGAACATAATCAACTGAATCTGTATTCTGGGCAAAAATTAAAAATCCTTTAGACACCTGAACCACCATCTATAAATCTACTAAGGCTTAATTTGTTCATGACATGCACATCCAATCCATTAGTTTTTGTAACTAGATATTCACCTAAGTGATCTTTTTTTTGAGTTATAAATTTCATTTTTACACCATCTGCGCTTATTAATACATCGGTATCCATGGCGTAAACCATCTTACCGGGAAGCTCAATAGCAAAATCATTCTGCATTTTACCTCCCATAATATGTATAGCTATACTAAAAGCAAAATCATTTCTATAAGTATTAGAGGTTATGTTATATAGTAATCGATAATATTGCCAGTTTTCCTTTATTTGAGTAATTAAATTAAAAAATAGTTCCATGACAGTTGTTTTTTGAAATATAAAAACTGTTGCCCAGAAAAACGGAATAGTGTATTGATTGATCCGTTGAAACTCGGAATTATTTCGTTCAAAGGCAAGATCAAAACTACTTTGATAAATTTGGAATTCGTAGTCATTATCTAATGCAGATTTTAATATGTCAGAATTAATAATATAATCGCTGTCAATTACTAGCGTTCTATCATAAGGAGTAAGATTAAAAATATTAGTTCGATTATGATTTTTCCATACCAATGACTTTGAACTTAGTGCGCCGTCGTAGAATTGCTTTGTAGATGTTTCTTCAACGTATCCTATTTCTATAATTTTGTCAAATGTATGATTAGGGAATGCCTTTAACAAATAGTTTTTACTGTCTGTTATTATACTGACAGGAATATCTAAATGTTCTTGTATCTTACTAGCCGCAAATATAGCTAATTTTATATAATCAATAGATGCATTATTTTGTGCAAAAATTACTGCGCCTGTAGTCATAGCTCGACAATATCTGAAATTTTTCTCTTGCTTCTTAATTCTGCATATTTGGCAGCATAATCATTTGTTGACTCAAAAAATTTCAATGAGATATCATCAAAAAACTTTTGTACATCGTTGACAATAACTGGCAAATTATTAGAATCTAAGAAAGCTACATCTTCGGAATAACCCAAGTCTAGAACTGTTTTGGTAAAATTAATCAACTCAGGGGTGATTTTAAATGTGGCGCCGTTGATATAGTATATCAGCTTTTGGTTGTATTCTTCTAATATTATTCTGCGTTGATTAGACAAGGTTGCCATATAATTGGCAACAGCAAACGCTTTTTCAATTCTTTCATCCATAGATAACTCCGTAGTATACGATAATATACTACTTTAATTATCTTGTCAAGAGGTTAGAGTATTAAGGTCCTGAAGTAGTTACACTTGGAACGTATCCGCCAACAGTAACATTTGAACCAGAAGCATAATAGCCTTGGACTACACTAGTTAAGGTACCTTCTACGTTTTCGTCCGTTCCCCATGGAGGATTTGGCTGACCTGATAAGTCCTTGAACGAAAGTGTAAATGTAATAATACTACCAGTTCCATCTACTTGTGCGTAAATATCATATTGGTTTGGAGTATATGTAGGACTACTAGTCGATTTAGTAAACAGCGTTTGTGGGCTTGTAGTTAGTTGATAAAATCCAATACTACTTGCAGGAGTGCCCGAACCAGTATTTGTAGTACTATTATAGTTCATAGTAATAGTACCCATATTGCTTAACAAGGTTGCCCAATCATTTCCTTTGGCTTGACTACCGTCCGATGGAATATTTGATAAACTTGCACTAAATTGAATAGTACTGCCTGAGTTAAAATAGTAACGTGCATTTGTATTGCTACCAAAATTAAGAGTTACAGTATGATTAATTGTACCATTCCATGCACTAGATCTAGTACCAGTTGCCAATGTAGCCAATGATGCTTGTCCCGAAGGAGGAGTAACTAACGCATTAGTTTGTATTAGCTGTGCAAATGCATAATAAGCCGCACGGTCATATTCTCTAACTAATATGCCTGTAGTTGGTACTGTTAAATTTCCACTTTCATTATTACCAGTTTGGTGTTGTCTTGCCGCAAGTAAATCGTTTCTTAATGCGGCCCAATCAAGGTGACTGATTTGTTGGCCGACACTAACTTGGCTGCTTGTAACTGATTGTCCGTAACCAAGTGTTCCTGAGCCAGAACCTAGCACAGTAGCCACTATCGACTGTATCGCATTAAAGTCACTAGCAAGTATTGGGGTACCTTGTCCAGCCATTTTTTATCCTTTTTAAACTTCTATTTTAAAGTATTACACATTCTACCAATGTTTCAGCTGTGTTAGCACAATCTTCAAGTGCTATAGCAAAACAAACAGGTACAGAATCATCTGGGCTAAACATAACACTCATGCTTACAGCTAAACCATTTCCATAAGATGCCATTTGATCGCCTTTACTACAACCTCCAACAACTCTAACTGGAATACGTCCTTTAAGTGCTACATATTGACCGCCTTCTAATGCAGAATTCATTTTATAAGCTGGATTAGTACTAATAGCTCCGATTGGTTTACTACCATAAGTTGCGGCTACAACTTCAGCTGTGCCGCCAACACATACTACTGTTCCTGGTGGATATTCTTCTTGAGTTAAATATTTTTCTGCCAAGTCAGCGTAATAACTTGTTGTGCTTGCGCCATTAAATGTGTTAGCATTAATATTGCCGCTACCATCACGAGCTACAACTGTTCCTGGACTTGTTGAAACACTACCTGCATACGCGGTTCCACCAATAACTAAATTATTAGCGTTAGTTGCTGTTCCATAAAAGTTAGTTGCTGTTACGCTTAACCAAGAATAATTTGAATTACCTAAATTACTTGTTGCAGTAACACCCGGCAATACATCTGCATTTACTAATTGTAATGGTGTTAATGTTGTTGCATTGTTTGTTGTTTGGAAAACAATAGTATTATTACTTTCGTTTTGAATTGTAGGAGTACTACTGTTGTTATTGAATACACGCAAACGTGCAACAGGATTACCAACTGTATATCCTACGTCTGCAAAGTTAACAACTGTACTAAAAGCCGCACTACCTGCTTGTACATAGTTGCTAGCTAGTTGACCGCCTAAACGATCTGAATTACTTGCTGTACCCCAGAATCTGTGAGCACTTTGGGTTTGACCAAGTTGTGAACTGTTATTTGTATTAACTAAAGTTACACCTTGTTGTATTTGAGTAAAACCAGTAATAGGATTTACAGTACTATCTAATGTAAATGCACTATCAGCACTAATAATAAAAATAGTCTGACCGTTATCAATAGCTTCGATTACAGTATGGCTAGTACCAAATGTGTCTTTGACGCTGGTACTTAACATTTCTGTTGTACTAGAACCTGCAACTGCCTGTGGACCAATTAGGGTAAAACTACTTCCACCCCATGCAAACAGCTGATTTGTTGTAGTATCAAACCAGAAATCACCTATTGTTAACCCGCTAGGTGCTGTAGTTCCAATTTCTGCTCCACCTGTTGTACGGAATTGAGTACCGTCCCAGAATTTTAATTTACTATTTCCGCTGTCAAACCAAATTTGACCAGTTAAAGGGCTTGCAGGAGCTGTTGAATTAGCAAAATTTTCTAGCAAATAGACAAAATTTTCGTTCTGAATTGCCCCGTAACCTGCGTAATTTTTACCAACCAACTTTAAGTCGGTGGTTGCATCAACAGTACCGTCAGCAACTGTTACAAGTAGCGTCCCGTTATAGTGATTGATTGTATATGCCATTGCTCCTGTTTCCTTATTCTTGAGTATTTATCATTATTTTAACTGTTTACCAGCCGCTATTTAGGACCGCTCTTTTCCAAGTATTTGTTGCTACGCAAACGTAAATGTACGATGAATCCCATACAATTTGTCCTGTTGTTCCTGTACTTGAACTAGTTGCAGGAGTATATGTGCTTGTTACATTTAATGCTGGAGTTGTTACTGAAATTGAACTCTTGATAGAGCCTGTAACGTCTAAACCAACCTGAGGACTACTATTAAAGATACCTACAAATTTGCTTTGTGCATTTACAAATATCGCCGGGCTTAACCCTGAGCTACTTAGTGTAGATATTTCAAAATTTTGGTTTGCTGTGTTAGATTGTATCTGAAATAAAGTAGTAGTAACATTAATTTCAGTATTACTACCCGGTCCTAATATTAAAGATGGATTAAGAGCGTTATTCTGTATAGTCAATGTACCATTACTAATAGTACTATTACTAGATGTTGTTACAAAGCTAGTTGCGGAAAATAAAGTTACGCCATCTGGCCCTAATAAATTGCTAGCAGTTAATACTGGAACATTAAATTGCACACCTGTAAGTGTTCCTACATTGAACCCAATGCCAATATTTCCATAAAATCCAGTAATTGGGCTAGCAGGAATAAATGCTTCAGATGCAAATATTCCTAATAAGTTACCACCATTGTACAAATAAGTAATAGTATGAGCAATTTTATTAGTATCTATTATAGTATCTACAATAAAGCCACTTTGTCCTTGGCTATTTGTATATGCAGGGCCTGCTAGTATATTAGCAACACCATCATTAAAATATAATTGCCCCGTTCCGCTGTCAATCCATAAGTCTCCAGTAGTTAAACTACTAGGAACGCTAGAACTAATTAATGTTCCACCGCTAACTACAAATTGACTGCCGTTATAAACTTTTAATCTGTTTTGGGTTGTATCAAACCATAGTTGTCCAATAATAGGATTGTTTGGTTGACTGGTATTTGCAAAATTTTCTAATAAACGTACAAAATTATCATTAAAGTATATACCATAACCTGTGGCGTTTTTACCAATTAATGTAAGATCAGTAGCTGTTTGATTAATTGTTCCGTCAATTAATTCAGTTAATGTGTTGCCGTTTGTTAATTGTATTGAGTAACTCATTATAGTACACCGGTAAAAATTATGTAATTAATAGTCTGGTATGGATTCATTACTACTACAGGAGTTGCATGACTATTTGATATCACACTTCCGCTGTCTGTTAAGCCGTATCCTTGACCACTTTGTGACGTTGCTGTTAATCCTTTACCCGAACTAATGTTAGTATTAGGATCTGTTGCACTATTTGGAGCACCAACAGCATAAAATTGTTGTACGCCATCATTAAGATTATGTTTGTGATCTGGTAAATTGTTTGGACCTAAAGTAACTGTGTTACTTCCGCTACCAGCACCAACTGTATCTGCGGTAACATCGGTTACTCTATTAGCTACACCGCCGCCAGCAGTTACAAAACTACCAGAACCATCTTTATTTGGAACTGTTAGTGCGTTATTCATGTTGTCTGCACCCAATGGAAAACGTCCACGCAAGTCTGGTAGTGCAAATGTACTTAATCCAACTAGTAACCCCGGTGCTTTATATGTGTATTGTATTACAGCAAACAACGCAGAATACTTGTTAATCTGCAATTCACTACCGTCACATAACAAATATCCATTTGGAACATTAGTTGCTAGTCCTGCATAAGGAAAAATACAACCAATTGGAACAGTAGCCACATGATTCATTAATACATTTTTAGTCATACTGATCAAACCAGTACCACTTCTGTACACTAAAAATGTATCAGTTGGAATCGAATCAGTTGCGGCTGTTTTATTTGTAATAATTGACTGGTTAATGCTAGTTGTAAACAGCTGGGTGCCAGTTAATGACTGACCGTTGAATTCTAATCCATCGCTGGTTACATCGCCTTGTAACTGTAGTACAGTAGTCGATTGTAATTTTGCCGCACTGGCCGCTACACCTTGACTACCTGTTAATGTAGCACCATTGAGTGTACCGCTAAAGTTACCGCTAAATGTTTGTGCAAATACGTTTCTAAAAGGTCTTGATACAGATCCAATGTCGTATGTGTTGGCTGCACTATCTGATCCTGGTAATATTACACTTGCCGCTACTGGGTTGTTATCACTATCTAAATAATTAATGTAATTTTGCCCGTAAGTAGTAACATCGTCACCGAAGGACGACTTCTTAGCAACAGATAATCCACCTGCTGTTTGAATACTTGCGCCTCCCGGATCGAACGGACTACCACTAGTTGCATCGGTGTCACTAGTACCTTGTACTATTAATCTTCCTGGAACTGGTTTTGTAGTTGTAGGAATAGCTGATACAAATTTGATAGTTGCTGTTCCATCTGAAATATTTGATCCAGATGTATCAGTTGGGCTAACGGTTCCTGTAGTTCCAGATGTTACTACTAGATAGTAGTTCAGTCCTGCGGCAAGATATTGCCCAGCAGTAACGGCTGTTAAATTTGTCCAAGAAATAGCTTGTGTAGTAGGATCATCTTTAATGTATGCGCCACCAATGACATCTAATGTCCCTTGTGGACTAGTGTTACTATTACCTAAGCCTAGTTTAGCATCTGCTGTAAGATGTAATGCTGTGTTTACTGTTCCGTTATTGTTTAAAGCAATTTCAATTGGATTTCCGCTATTTTTAGAATAGAACAAAGTAGTATTGCCGTTAATACCAATATTAAATCCAAGGTTAGCACCGACTGTTAATCCGCCATCATTGCGAATACTAATTGTATTGTTAGCAATAGTAGCTATATCACTACGTAAAAAATTTGAACTAGGAACTGCTGTTCCGCTTATTAACAATGCATCTGCTGAACTAGCAGTTCCCCATAATGCTGTATATTGACTTCCTGTATCAGCAGATGATTTAGTACTAGCTACATTTATACCAGTATTAATTGTCGGATACCCTGCTATTGCGGCTTTAGGAGTAAATGCATCTTCACTTATAATAGCTACTCGATAACTTACTGTAGTGCTTGCACTACTACTAGCATATATGGTTACAACATTATGGCTAATGTTGGCTGTATCTACGATTGATTCTACTACAGGTCCAGACGTTAAGCCTGCACTATATTGAGGACCAACTAAGACCCAAGTACTTCCTGAGTATAAAAACAACTGACTTGTATTTGTATTAACCCACAAATCGCCAGCTAGAGCAGAAGCTGGAGCATTAGTTGCCTTTTTAAGACTACCAGCAGGTTGCCATGTGGTGCCATCGTATACTTTTAATAAATTAATACCGCTAGCAGTATCAAACCATAATTGTCCTTGTACAGGATTAGTTGGTGCAGTATCGTTAGCAAAGTTTTCCAACATGTGTAACATGTCACTAGCTACTACTGATGCGTAACCTGTATAATTTTTACCTACAAAATTAATACTGGTAGTACTATTAATAGTACCATCAGCAACTGTAATTGGTGGTTTGTCAGGATTATTAGATTGTGTAAATGTAACTTGATAAGTCATCTATTATACTCCTACCAATCCAGTTAAACTTTGAATACGTACTGTATAATCTATTTGAACCAGTCTGTTAAGACTTTTTAATACAGGGTGAAAAATAACATGTGTTAGCAATAATGACGAACCGTTACTATTGTAAGCCTGCAAACCTAGTTCATCAAAAACAAATTGACTGTTGCTGTTGTTTACCACATCGAACGCACTTTGAGTGCTTGGCTCACCGTAGTCTAACAAACAAGTTACAAATAAATCTGTATAGTTTGTACCAGTAGTGTGTCTTGTTTCAATAAAATTTCTAGTAGGATCTGTGTTGTTTGCACTATTTTGATTAACTACTTTTGCGTATGTTTGATTGTAAAGACTAGCATTTGTTCCGCTAGTATTTGGTGTAAGGTATGTAATAATTCCTGTTGGATCGATACTTGTTCCGCCATTGCCAAAAGCCATATTGTAAACAAAGCCGTTGCCGCTGTCTGCTAGACTTTGTGCTAAAGCTACACTAATATTTTCGTAGTGAATTGCATTGCGTTTGTCAATGTAAATTTCTTTAGATTCAGGGTCATATATCTTAATATGTCCCTCAATATGTATTCCTGTTGCGTCTTTAGTCTGCATATCAATCTCTCTTTATCTTATATTTATCCGTATCAATTATGTGCTAGTTTAACTATCGAGCACCGGTAGTTTTTCTTGGATAAACTGCTCCAGATGTTGGGCGGAATCCGTAATTATGTTTAGGAAAAGTTACATTAGGTCGAAGTTTTGAATATAAAGAAGCCCCAATTGGTGGGCCTAAACCTGTTACACAATCCCATCCTGTTGTTCCTGCATATCCTGTAGTAATTACATCATTATTAGATCCTACTGTAATATCATAGAATGCACTAGGATTAGAGTAAAAAAGTGTGTTATAGTCAACACTAGATCGTTGTACACCTGTTAGTTGCTGAAATCTAGCTAACATTCCGGCCATCACAGGACATGCTAGACTAGTGCCGCCGTAACCAGCGGCCGATCCATTAAAATATAATGCATATACATTCATTGGAGCCGAAATATCAGGAACTCCTCTTACAGTTAATGATGTAGGGCTTCCTGTGACTCCGTTTGTAATTTTTGTATAGTTTAATCCAGTTTGCCAACTTGGTAAAGAAAACAATGTGCTCAGGCCACCACCGCCTCCCCAAGTTGTTCCAAAATTTGAATCTCTATTATCATCTGTTTCTGCTGACCTGGCGTTGGAACCCGTTAGTGTAAGTTTTGTTCCGCCTACTGAAATTACTAACGGGCTCGATTCTGGATAACCAACCGATAAACTGCCAGCGCCTGTGTACCATTCAGACCCTGAATCTCCAGATGCAATAAGTATTGTTTGTTTGTTATTAAGTGCCGTAGAAAATTGTGTTGATAAGAAATCACTAGATTCAGAAGTTCCCCAACTAATACTGATTATATGGCAACCATCTGCTATAGCTTGATTGATAGGGCTTGTCCAAGTTTGCCCAATATATATTGTAATGTTAGCCTGAGGAGCAATAGTAGCTATACAAAAAATATCAACAGTATTTTCACCGCTGGATCCGTCAGTAGAACTAAAAGTACCGGATGCTCCATCAAACAATTTTTGTTGTATTGTTGGAACTGTTAACGAAGAAGAAATTAATCCAGCATTTTGTAAGTCCGCAAAAGATTTATTAAGATCGCTTTGTAAAAATCCGCCGCCTAAACTAATAATTCCAATTTTAACTCCATAGCCAGTACTTGCAGGCAAACCGTATGCCGTGGCAATTTGAGGTGGTGTAAGATATCCGTTAACTGGCAATGCATTTGGCACTGCCCCTGTATTAGGATCTGTTATATCTATTGGAACAAGGTTAGCTGGTTTAAAGTCCATATTATATTTCTAATTTAAGATAAGTTAATGTCACAGTAATAACTTGGCTTGATCCATTGTTATTATAAATTTTTAAATAAGTTGTTGCACTAATAGTAGGATCTGCATTATAACCATAAACTGCTGGTGTAAAATATGTTGTAGTTGCTGTAGTAGTTATTGATTCAGCAACAACGCCGCTACCTGGTGTTGGGTCTGTTGTTATTGATCTTGAACTATCATTTGATTGTGCAGTTGCACTTGTGTAAACAGTTACCCATGCGCCAGCAGATGATTGAATACTATATAATGCATAACCTTTTGCCATTGCAGTAGTAGCTGTTGTGCTAGCTTGGTTGGCTAGTACTGAAGTAATTACTTGGACTGTTGAACGAGTTTGTAATCCAATTGGTTGTACAGAACTAATTGTTCCGTTATTAATTGTAACAGTAGTTCCATCAACTTTTACGCCACCTAATATGCTCGTAGTAGCTGTTGGTAATGAATAATTTGTATAGTTAGCAACTAGTTGGCCGCTGCCATTAAACGTTAAAGTCGAGCCATCAATTTTAATTCCGCCAGAAACTGTAGTGCTTGCTGTTGGTAACGTATATTGAGCAGAACTAATTACACCTCCGCTGATTGTAATAGTAGTTCCATCTACTTTAACACCACCTAATACACTTGTAGTAGCTGTTGGTAATGAATAAGCACTAGCACTACTAATTACTCCATTATTAATTGTAACAGTAGTTCCGTCTACTTTAACACCGCCCAACACACTTGTAGTAGCTGTTGGTAATGAATAATTTGTATAGTTAGCACTGATAATTCCGTTAGTAATTGAAATAGTATTGCCATCTATCTTAACACCACCTAATACACTTGTAGTAGCTGTTGGTAATGAATAAGCACTAGCACTACTAATTACTCCATTATTAATTGTAACAGTAGTTCCGTCTACTTTAACACCGCCCAACACACTTGTAGTAGCTGTTGGTAAAGTATATTGAGCAGAACTAATTATACCTCCGCTAATTGTAATAGTGGTTCCATCTACTTTAACACCGCCTAACTGCAAAGCACTTGCTGTCGGTAATGAATAAGCCGCAGGAGGTGTAAATGTAAACACATTATTAAGATATGTTAACGAACCTGCACCGCTAGCCGCATTAGTTACTACACTTAAACTATTTGATTGTAATGGAGTATAACCTAATGCTCCAGTGACTTGTCCAATAGTTAATGTATTTCCACTAATACTAGATACTGTTGCGGCATTACCAGTAATGCTTCCATTAATAGTATTTGTTACTGTTAAGTTTGTCAATGTTCCTACACTAGTTAAACTTGAACTTGTAACATTAGATGCTAACGTTGTGCCAGTTAATGTACTAGCAGATATTGTACTACCATTTGGAATTTGTTGCCAAGTAGTTCCGTTATAAATTACATAATCTCCAGGATTAAATGTATAACCCAATGCTGTTCCAGCAACACTAACTACATATTCCCAACCAGCTGTACCTGTACCGTTTGCCAATGTTGGATTATTTGTGTTTGCATTCCATGCACCTTTGAAAACAACTGCTCCAGTTAAACTACTAGGAATTTGTGAAGCAGATAATTTGCCAGTGCTATCTAAAGTAGCAATTCCGCTGTTTTGTCCAATAGTAGCTACAGCAGGAACACTAATAATTCCACTAGATATTGTTACACTTGTACCATCAACTTTTACACCACCTAATGTACTTGTTGTAGCAGTTGGCAATGTATAAGCCGCAGGAGGTGTAAATGTAAAAGCACCAGTTGAATTATTATAAGTTAAACTACCTGCTCCGCTAGCCGCATTTGTACTAACACTAAAAGATCCTATTGAAACATAATTGTTTGGATTTGTAGCATTATATGGTGTAAAACCTAATGCCGATGTAACTTGACTACTAGTTAGTACTCCTGTGCTAATTACTCCGTTATTAATTGCTATGCTTGTACCATCAACTTTAACACCGCCCAATGCGATTGTTGTAGCAGTTGGTAGTGAATATGCGGTTGCTGTAATAACTCCATTGTTAGCTGTAATTGTTGTACCGTCAACTTTGACACCGCCTAATACACTATTAGTTGCATTAGGTAAACTGTAAGTACTGTGGCTAGTAATAACTCCATTAGTAATAGTAATTGTACTTCCATCAACTTTGACGCCACCTAATACTGTTAGACTAGCAGTTGGTAGCACATACGCTCCTGGTACTGCACTTATGACTCCATTAGTGATAGTAATTGTACTTCCGTCAGGTTTAACACCTCCTATTTGAGCTACTGTAGCAGTTCCTAAATATGCAGTAGTTTGAATACTAGTATCTGAAAAGTTTAATGTTGGTACAATAAGAGAACTAGTATTAGATAATAACACACTTGGACTTGTGCTACTAAGAATAATGTTACCTGGAATATTTAAATTACCATAACTATCAACGTAAACACTAACATTACCATTGCTTATATTATTAAGTTGTTGCCAATTAAAATTTGTTCCGTTAGTAATTAAAACTTTTCCGGCATTACTTGCTTGAGCAGGAATTGCTGATTGTGCTACGCTTGTATACAATTCTGCAAAATTTGCATTTATTTTTTGTCCAGCAGTACGCAAACTATCACCTGTGTGATCCCCTGCTATTGTACCTATATTAATGGTCTGTTGCGTCATTTTTTATTGTCCTTGATCGAATGTTTCGCCAGAACTACTGTCCATAGTATCTCCAGCACTATCAAAAGTTCCAGTTGGTGTAGTACTTATCTGCTTATACTCACTATACCAAATGCCCGGTGTTGCTCTTAAAAATTGTCCAATATTGGATGTATCATATAATATGCTTATAGAATTATCCCACGCAACACCTGTATTTTTAATTACAGTTATCTGAGTTCCAAAATCTAACAAATTAGACAATGTTATTTTTGCAGTTGTTCCGTCTACTGTAAAATCAGCAGGGAATGTAACATCTCCCGCTGGGCTTTCAGGAGCATTATTAATATTGAATACGCTATATGATTCTTTCTTTAAACGTATATTTCCAATAAAGAATGTCCAATTAGCAATATCTGTAAAGAAATTAGTACTTGTATGCGCAGTTGTACATCTGTAAGTATACGGTCCTTGATTTACAATAGTTCCTACTGTGTAATCAACACCGCTAGTCCACACACTTCCTGTATTATATCCGCCGACAAATACTTCAATTTCATTCACATTAGCTGGAATAAAATCTAATTCAACAGTATCTGTGCCATCACTTATGTATTGTTTTACAGTCTGAGAATCAGAATAAGGAATAGTTTCGCTACCACCGATATCTTGTACATGTGTACCTACTAGATTCACTGTAAACACACCTGTGCCCAATGTGCCTCTGCGTAATTGACCTAGTGTGTTGCCGTTTTTAGAAAAATATTCAATACGTTCTCCACGGATTTCAACAACACCTGGCTTATTATTTGCAGGACTTGGAACATCAAAATTACTTGCATCTGTTAAAACAATAACAGTATCATTCCAATGTAAATTTTGTGCCAGAGTTGTTTGCTTAGTTGCACTCAATCGTTTGTAACTTACACGATTTAACATGTCTTTAAATTGCATATATGCAATACCTGGAGTTACAATATTAGATCCAAATGTTATCAATGTAATTACGTCTGAGGATATCAATGAAGATGCTAAAGTAATACTTTGTAAATCATCATTCAATTTATATTCTACTGTAGGAGTTAATAAAGTTGAATTTTTAATCACCCATACATAATAGTCATTAATTACTGGACGATCTAATTGTATTAAGCCACCGGCCGCTGATTGATAATAGTAAAAACTTGCACTATTAGGAGTTAATTCTGCATCACTAGTTACACTAACCGCAGTACGCTCAATATTCAATATATCGTGTTGATAACTGCTAATAACTTGTACCAAATGTGTATTATCGTACGCTTGCGCAAATGTAATTTGATTAGTTGCAGGATTAAATGTATATCCTTCGTTTGTTATGATACTTACAATTAATGTTTGTCCCGAATATGTTTTATAAATTGATTTATTAATTTTAACTGTAATACCGGACAAATCAACAATATAATCAGTTCCTTGAACTAAAGTAACATTGCCGACATAAACAACTATATTAGTAATAAGCACTGCAAACGGAACAAATTTAGTAGAATCAATAGTATAATTTAATCTGTTGCTGCCAATTGTAAAATAACTATTTACAGGAGCTGGTAATATATTTTGATCTACACGAACAATCATATTAGATTCGTTAGGCAATGCATTGCCAATTTGATTTTGCAATGTATAAGTTGTAGCGCCGTTTGTGGCTACAGTTTCTACTTTAGTAATTGCAAATGTCTGTTGAGACCCTGCTACAACTATAAAACTAACTAATGCGCCTGCCGCTGGCGCAACTGAGAATCTAAATGCAACAGCATTAGAAAAATCATATGAATTATTAGTTTCAAATACTTGAGGGCTTGCAACGACTCCATCTACATAAACTAATGTTGTTATTAGATTTTGCCATTTTGCATTACTTACAAATTCAGTTGTATAACCATCGCCAATAAAATGATCTATATCTAAAATATTAGAGCCATTAAATCCAATACTAAACAAACTAATTTGTGTATTTGCACTCGGAGCACTACTAAACACAACTAAACGATTTCTATAATCAACAGTATAATCTACATTTAAAGTTTTAACTGTATCATTTAATTTTACAATTACTGCACCTTTGCTATTTGGTTGTTGGCTTAATGCAAAACTTGTAGTTGTACCGTCTGCAATATAATTGTCAGTGCGCATTGTAGCGGCACCGTTATTTGGTTTGTCAAATACTTTAATTGCAACCGCATCAACGACTTGCCCCGGCACAACTTCTTCTGGTGCTGGGCTAGTTGTTGGTGTAATTAAATCATCTCCATCAACAATAATATCATCTGCGGCAAGACCAGTAGCAGTCAAATATATTCCGTTTAATTGGCTAGTATCGCCGCCGCTAAGACTTGTATCGTAATCAGTTGCTTTAGGAGCAATACTACCATCACTTGTAGTTTGTCTTATAATAAATTCATCACCTGCATTAACAATAAATGCTGTTGAACTTGCAGTGCCACCTTCGTCTGTTACTGTTGGACTATTTGAATTTGCGCTACCGCCATCATCTATTTCGGAATCCAATGTAGTAAATGATGCTCCGCCATCTATAGAAGTATAAGGTGTTGAAATACTAAATGTCTTAGTAACAACTCCATTACTATCCGAAATACCATTAGATAAGAATGTGTTTACAATAGCACTTGTATTGTATGTAGGAGTTAAACCTGTAGCTGTTAATATTGCTGTTGCTACATTTTGTAATGCAACTGAAGCATTAGTCAATGTAGGTGCTGTTGCAGTTACAGTTGGTTTATTTGGAGATCCAATAATAGTTAAGAATGTATTGATATTATTTGTAATGCTAGTAGTTGCCGCAGATCCTCCATTTAGTCCTGTATTAATATATTGTGTAAAAATATTTTGTAAAGAACTAAATGCTGTGTTAGTAATAATGTCCAAACAAATAGTTTTAAAATGTGTATAAACATCTTCCCAATAGTTGACGGGTTCTACATTTAAAACGCTATTGTATAACCAATATCTTAAACCAGCATGTGTAGTTTGACTATTTCCGCCGTAAGTCAAATCGTATATTAATGCCCAAACAACATACTGAACATCGCGTTGACAGCTAGCGTGGTTATAATTCACACTAGGATATGTAGTGGTAATATACGCCACCATTTCTGCTTGAATGTATGGTATGTTATCAAACAACAATATTCCGGCATTAATAATACCAGTGTTTGTTCCAGACGGTGCTGGAAATTCTGGAGTAGGTATAACTCCATTATTAGTTTGTTTTATTATTCCTACAATATTAGCAAGATTTGTGTTAATTGTACTAATTGCATTGGCGTTTGCGGCTACTGCTGGAATAGCTAATATTTCATTTGCAATAGATGTTACACTAAATGCAGTGGCAGCAGGATCAAATCCGTAAGTTGTTACTTGATCCAATATTTCAAGAGCTACAAAAATACTTTGTAAATTACTGGTTACACCCATCACAGTAAATGCTGTATCATAAGCAAATGCATTTACTAAATCTTGTATAAAAGGATTAATATTATAATATGGATCATCAAGTCTGACAGGATTTAATTGACCAATAATATTAATAATTGTTCCAGAAAGTATTTTTGAATTAGACAAATTAGTTAATTTAATTTGTCCGTCAGAATTAATAATAACATCGGTTGGCTGAACTAATGTACGGGTAAATGTGATATAAGTACCTTGTGGAATAGCTTCATATATAATATTACTTAAAGTAACAGTATTACCGTTAATTCCAGCAACAGTAGTATCATAACTAAAGGCACTGTAGTTTGCCAATGTCACTACATCATTAAGTTTCAAACTTGCTGTGCTTGATACTGCAATAGTTAAACTACCTACTGCGGTTACTGAAGTAGTTGCAAGATTATTTACAACAGTTACATAAGGTAATATATCTGAAAGACTGTAATTATAAACTGTAGTAACACCATCCGATTGATAAGAATCAGTATGAGTTTGTGTTCTATATAAGTTTAATTGTACGCCAGCCGCAGGTGTATATGGTAATGTAAATGTATTAGTATTGGCATCTACGATAACGTTATAATCAGTAAATGTCTCATCATAAGTGTCCCATGCGTCCGTAAAATATGGTAAACTATCCCAACCTGTGGATAATTTAAATCCTATACCGTTAACAACAACTCCGCCATAATCAACACCTGTCATTAATTGTGCAAGATCTTTTCCTAATTCGCCAGTTGTTGGAGAATACAAATATTGAATTCTATCTGTGGCTTTTAACAACGCTTGATTAATTTGATAAGTTACACTAATGCTAGAACCCTTAACAGGAGCAGTGTTAAACTGTATCATTCCATAATAAGTTGTATAACCCGAAGCTGTTGAGCTAAGGACTGACATTTTATATGTGTCTCTTAAAACAAGAATATTATTGATAGTAACAGTGCTTGCTCCAAGAGTTATATCTGGGCCCCATGTTAATAAAAATTGTAATTGACTTCCGCTTCCAGTAAATGTTTCAGTTTTAGTTCTTTGTGTTATAAAATAAGTAGAATCAACGCGGTCAAATTTCATACCAACTAGTGTGCCACGAACGACACTATTGCCAATAATGGCACTAGCTGTTGCGGCGACACCGGTTTGTAATAGCCCACCGTTAATCGTAACAGTTGGTGCTGACAAATAACCGCTACCTGATGTTAATAATACAATTCTGCTAACTTGTCCGTTACTAATAAATGCACGGGCGGTAGCGCCTGAGCCACTATCACTTGTAAAGACAACTTGTGGTTCTGTAATATAATTTGAACCGTTACTGGTTAATTTTAAATCAATAACTTCAAAGCCTGCATTTGTTAACCAGAAATTCCAAGGATATGTACTTACTGCACCATCTTGGGATTGCAATTTACCGTTACTAACATACGTGTCGATAACTTTAACAACACCGTTTTCATATATTGGCTGTAAGTCAAAATCAGTAATAGGTAATTGCGCTGGGTCAATACTATTATAATTACTTACATATTCGCGGATTTTAGTCTTATATGGTTTAACTTCGTTAACATAATCTTCGAAGTTTGCTAGATTATCTGGTTTGTAAGTAACTGGTCGATCCAATGCTCCAACATTATGCTGTGCTTTAACAAAACTTGTTTTGAAAATCCAATCAACATATGGCTGTTCGCTTAATGCATATCTTACGCCAGCAAAGAATATATCTGAATAACTACCATTTAAATTATTTTCTTTAGTAAAGATATTATTTTTAAGTGTGTTTAAAATAATTCTTAATTCTGTAGCGGCTACTTTATCAAATCCTGTAGAATCATATATTGTATTATCAAATCCTAAATCAGTATTTGCTAACTGATACAAACTACTACTTAATTGTATCGTACCGTTTTGTATACCAACTGTAGCATAAGATTGTGTCCAATCAACGCTTGTAGAATTTGCATATTTGTACAGTAATTCCCAACCGCCATTATTGCTATTTCTAACTTTAACAGTATCGCCTATAGATGCATTAATAGCATTTAAACCTGTTAGGTTAGCCACAGCAAAAGTTGCTACTGTAAATTGTGTGGCTGTAAAGATTGTTTTGCCATTAGTATCGACATATGATCCGTACCAATCACTATAATTCCAATAATTTCTTACATCGTAGCTTTGTGTTAATGTACGATTCCAAGACTGTTGTACTGGATCGTAACTATAAATGCTCCAATTACCGTTTGCTTGACTATCACTTTGTACTAATGCTGAATAATCTCTAACTGTGATTGTAGTAGTATTTGCTGTATAACCTTCTCCCGGAGATATAATGTTAGCCCCAATGATTTGTCCTTTAGCATTTAATACTGCTTGGACTACTGCACCTTCACCTACGCCATTAACTGTTAAGAATGGTGCCGTAGCTGTTCCATTAATCGATGTTATATAACCTTTGCCAGAACTATTGATGACCACTCCTGTAATTTTTCCGTTATTAACTACAGGTGTTATGCTTGGACGAGTAAAATTACCAACACTAGCATAACTTAAATCCGTATCTACAGAAAATACAGCATCATATAATCCAGAAATGATACTTGGTTGAGGATCGTAAGTTTCTAAAGGTGCAATGTTATCACTTTCAACAATTTGATTTTCGGCTAATATTTGATTTGTTAATTCTACAAATTGCTTTAATGCTTCAAATCTATTTACAAACATTCCTTGTCTTGGACGATTTTCGATACCATAACGAATCTTAGGCGGTAATCTTGGATCAGGAACTTCTCGACCTGCGATATCTTTTCCACACAAACTATCAATCCATTTTTGTTCAACTACTGTAGGAATATATGTAGTTGGGTCATCGCTTATAATTTTCCAATGACTATGTATATTTTGATCTGTTTTTGTGCCAGTCCAATATTGTATGCTTAATACAACATTATTTGATGACAAATATTGTTTAGCATTAATTAAACTAAAACTATTAGGGCCAGTTAATGCAAGATATGTATAGCCCTGACCTCTTGGGTTTGATATTAAACTCGACACATCTTGTGCCGCCATATGTCTTCCTGAAACATTAGGAATAAATTTCTTATTTTTAACCCAGTAATAATATGTAGTAACAGTTGATTTAGTTACAGTATTATAAGTTGTACGAATACTATATTGATTATCTCCATACAAACTTGTACCGCTAATATTCAATGCTAACCCAGCAGGAGTGTCTGCTTGTGCGTCCCATTGACTTGGTTTATATTTTGTGCCAATCCACTCATAGATGTCTATAGTAGAACCAGTAGCTAGTGTACTCCAATTTGTATTTCTATATACAGGATCATCTTCATACGCATCGATAATTTTTGCGGTGCGAAGATCCCACCATAGTTGTCCTACTTGGTCAGTTGTCCATGCCGCAGAAGAATTTGGAGATGTAGATCCGCTAAATGTGTTGTACACAGCAGGATCATAAAATGCTTTATACATAATTTCTTCGTCTGCTGGCCCTGGGACCTTTCCTTGGGCAATGTCGACAACATCTAAATGAGTTAATAATTCTCCTGTAATTCTATTATATAAAAAGGCTTTTTTAATTTTAGTTACATCTGGTTTATCAACTTCGGTATGGTCAACTGTCCATGTAAAGGTATTTTCAGGTTTTCCATAATCAACTACTCGACCAGATACATAACCTTGATCAACTGCTTCAGGCAACCCGACTAAAATATGATTGGATCCAACTGCAAATCCTGATCCGTATCCATCAAGTTCTATAGTTTCATTAGTTTTTAAAGCCGCTGTTCCAGTTCCTGCTCCATCACCTGTAGCAGTAAATGTTACTCCGATGGCGTTTGTACTTGCTCCGACTTTTGTAAAGTCTGTTGTACCTAAAGTTAAAATTTGATAAACATCATTTATAACAAATTCTCCAGCAGAAACTACTGGATTAGATTTAGTTAAACTTTCGCTAAAGACCCATTTAGTAGCATACACATCATACACATCAATACGTCCGCCATTGACTTGATTGTATACAAAATCTGTACTGTTTTTATCAAATGTTGTTTTGTTATTATCAAAAGTAGTTATAATTCTAGTATCACCGTATTGACTAAACACTACCAGTGTTTCGTAGTCATTCATAAACGATATCTTATTTCCAAAATGCCCATTGGTTTCTGGAATGTGAGGTACTAAAGAGTAATAAGAACTGTAAGTATTGTTTGCATAACTGTATACACTTACTCCGCCACGTTGTACAAATCCTGGAGTCGTAGCTGTATCATCAGAAATTGCAATATAAGTTCCAGAATTAGATATGCTTGTACTAATTCCAAAATCTAAATCAGTTCCTGTAATAGTTTGCAACAAACTAAATCCTGTTCCAGAATTTTTATAAATTTTTACAAGACCGTTTTGTGTTCCACCGCTTGCACTAATAGCAAGTGTAGAACCGTCTTGACTCAAGCTAATGGCACTACCAAAGTTGCCTCCAGAAACTGAACCTGTATAGAATTCTGTAAAATCATATCCCCACCCAGTTACTGCAAATTGAATAATGCCGCTTGGGATAGAATCTGGACTACCGCTTAACAATAATGTAGTGCTGTCGACTACACTGATAACAGTTTGTCCGCTGACAAATGCAGGGTTGACCAAACTCATTCCAACTCTTATACCGCTTGTACTAGCAACTTTTAATGTGCCAAAACTACTACCAGCAGGATTATAACTAGTTGATTGTTGTATTATAGTAGAATATTTTAATTTATATACTGCACCGACTGTTACATTGCTACTATTTTTATAACCGGTTGCAGATACGTATAATTCATTAGTACCAAATACTAAATTACTACCAAAGTTTTCGTTTGTCACAAACAATGGGCTAACAATAGTATCAATTAAGAAATAATTGTTATTAGCATCTTTCTTGTATAAGCTGACAACACCTTGGCCAGCAGGACCGCCAAGATAATATGTAGTGTCAAGACCTACATAAGCTGATGTGGCTTGACTAGTAATATCTGTCCATTGGCTGTTAGAACCCGGTGAAGGTAGTGGTTGCTGTGTAGCTGTCATTGCGCCAGCAGAATTTGTTGCTGTAGTTAATGGAGATAAATTAGAACTGCCTTGTTGTCCCGAAACTGTAAATGTAGTTGAACTTAAAACAGAAACAATATAATACGGAGCTCCAATTATTATACCGCCAAACGAAAATCCTGAAAAAATAATTTCATATCCTGATGCTAATCCTGCAGTAGTATCAGCGGTTATAACTCCGCTGGTATTTGTACCATAAATGTTTATAGTTGTTTGGCCATATAGTGCCTGATTAGATTGATATAATTTAGATTTATAAACAACTAATGTATTATTTGGATAAGAATTATATATTGACCATGTACCATATGAATTAACAGGTAGATAATAAATTTGTTCCCAGTACGCCGATGTAGATGTAGGTGTATGATTAGGCAATACAGTTGTCAATGCTTGCCAGTAAGCAATATTAGTTCCAGAACCAGTTGAAACTACTACGCCTGCACTTAATGTTGAAGTGTTTACACTAGTGTATGCACCAAGATAGTTAGTGGCTGCATAGCCAGCTAACGGGCTAGCAGATGCCATCCATGTACCACCACTTGAAAATGCTATTGAAGTAGATAGTGTTGTAGGTAAATTCTGACTTGCAGTAATTGTAAATGTTGATGAGCTAACTGTTGCAGTAGATGTTTGACTAATAGTTACGCTAGTTCCAGCAGACACAGAAATTATTGTAGTTCCATATGGAATTCCTGGGCCTTCTATCAAGCCGCCAATCATATTAGTTACAGCATTTGTCGTAGTTAGGACATTTCCGTTAATAGAAATAGAACCTGTTAATAAAAATACTATGTTGGTAGCAATATATGGAGCAGATATAATTTGGCGTTGCACCCAAGGAGTTACTGTACCTGCTTTATCGTAAGTAATTATTTCCCCGAAGCTAGATCCAACTGCGGCTAATGTGCCTTTGTTGTTTACTGCAATAATATTACCAAATCTTAATTGATTTTGTGCGGCTTGATTATTAACATTACTCAATGTATAAACAGGATTATATACCCAGCTGGCCCATTTACCGTCGCCCTTGTCATCTGTCCATACTAGTTCGCCTGGATTTAATTTTAAAGTGAGGATAGAGTCTAAATTATCTATGCTATTAGTACGTTGACTAACTAGAGAATACACAACAAGTTCATTACTTTGATTAAACGGATTTGGAAAATTTCCTAAATTAGCTGTTACTGTAAAAGTATTCAGTTTTACACTAGTAATTTGATAAAAACCTTGTAATATTGTTACTTGTGACAGACCAATCCATTGTCCGACAGATAATCCTGTTAAATTTTGTGTAGTAAGTGTTAATGTTTTTGTACTTAAATTATATGAAACACCAGTAATAGACAAATGGATATCAGTATATCTATACAAATTCCAACTAGGTCCTTCAAATGCTACCCAAATATATGCTCCTTCGTTGAAAGAAGTAATATCTTGATTAACTATTTCTGGCAAATAGCCCAGGCTTAAAAATATTTCTTTACTATTCACATACCCAGCACTTCTTAGGAAAGGATAGTATGTAGTTAATAATGGCCAAGGCTGACTATTATACCCCAATGGTGTTAAGTAAACATCGTTAGGAGTTTGTTGTATAATAAATGTATTTTTTAAATTAGTATCAATGGTATTAACTAATTCAAAGCCTTGCGGATTCGATCTAAACAACCCTTCGTCTAATATAAATTCAATTTCTTCAAATGCTTTTGCCGCACCGTACTGGCCTGCACGTATAGCCCATTCTTCGTAGAATGTTAAACTTTCTTCGCTGTCTGAACTAAGGACATTAAATAGTTTATTAAGAACATTTTGTGTTCCTTTTTCACGAATCATTCCTTGATAAAATTTAAATTCGCTAACATCATCTTGGATAATATTATCTAAATACTGACGTTTTTGATAACCAATTAAATGTTGTGCCATTTTTTGTTGTTGGTTGTCAAAGTTATCGCTATCTAAACTATAAAAGTCAGTAAATTGGGTTGCCTTATAAGTCCAGTTAGGAATTAATTCCGCTTGTGGTCTAGAAGATAGTTGATTCCAATTTGTTGCATCAAAAAATTGTACACCAGGAATCGATGCGTTGGCTGCATAATAAAAACCTTGATAGTTAACTATATCGCCTAATGCATAATCTTTCCATGGTTGCCATTGCTGAATATTAGCTTGGTCAAAAATAAATCCTGGAACATCTAACCCACCGTACCAGTCAAGACTCACGTGTCCTGAAACTTTAATACGTTCTTGTCTATATCCGCTTTCTGGATTGTAAATTACATCATTAAAAATTGTAGAATTATCTAATGTAATTACATGCTCATTTTGAATTAGATAAAAACTAGCACCATAGATTCCATCATCAGTACGTGGACTGTAACTTACAATATTACCTTCTCTAAAGCTGTCTAAGAATAATGGTGCCAATGGTGTTCCATCAACTTTAAATATTTCATATTCGTAGAATTGATTACTAATGTTATCGACTACTGCTAATGGAACATTAAAGGTAAGTTTGTTTGCCGCAGGGCTTAGGCTTATAACACTACTACCTACTGTACTTAATCCGTCTAATTTTGTATACTTAATTGGATCAAATATTGCAGATGCCGCAAGATTATACAATGCGCTATAATAATCGCCATTATATCTTACTATAGTACCGTATGGTACTGGTTCATTTGGAGTCCAATCGCTCCACTTATCTTCGCCTGCTGTCCAGTTTTGTGTGGTCCAGAACAAGAATTCTTTAGCACTAGTATCCCAGTTACTAACATTATTCAAACTTGTATTAAAATCATCAAATACAAAACCTTGATCTTTTAACCATTCTCCGTAACCTTGTAAGAAATCAACAACATCTTGTATTGAAGAGAACTCTGTTCCATAAGGAACAGTTATAGGATTTGATCGATCCCATAATTTTCTTAATACAGCATTTTGACCACCTATAATAGGCAAACTAGATAATTCAGCAAAGGATGTAGCATCGAATGTTAAGCCGGCAGTTAATGTACTTAATGCTCTGTAAAATCTTCCGTTGTATAACACAACAGAATTAGCAATGTACTGTTGGCCTGCTGTCCATGTAGAATAAGCCTCGCTTATGCCTCCAATATTAATGCTTTGACCAGTTTGAGTATATGGATAATATTTGAAATAAGGATGAGTAATACTATATCCTTTAACTTCGTATCCAGCTTGAAGTTTAGTAATAATAACACCACTATAGTTTATTCTTCTAATTGGACTAGAGCTGTTAATATTAACATGATAATTTTCCTGAGGAACAAACACACTTCCGGCACTTTGTGGAGTTTTGCTATCTAGTAATAAATTAAATTGTTCTTTACTAGTAAATGCTCCAACTCTATAACTAATTTGACTTGTCATTGTAGTCAAGTCTGTAGAGTATTGATTGTAATCTTTAATATTATTACTAAAGATAAAATTCAAGATATGATCTACTATATAATTGATTACGCCGGCAGTTTGAACACGAATTGCACTAGAGTAAATGCTTGGTAATACTATATCTTTTGGTCGAACTCTTAAATTAGTAGACTTGTAAACAAGTTGACCTGCAAGATTTCTTGAAATATTTGATCTGTCAAGTACTAGACCAAATGTTTTTGCAGGAGTTAATAAGATAGAAGTAATTAATACACTAAATGGATAGTGGCTGCTACGGCGCCAGGCACCTTCGACTGGACTTACATCACCGAATACAAAGTTATTATCTATGCTTGGAGTAATAGTACCATAAGCAAGACCCGATTCTCTTGGGCTGAATAATAACCCATCACTATCTACAGGAATATGTTGCATTAAGAACGGTTTAGCATACTTGCTTAGTTTAACTGGAGGCACTCCTGGAGCTCTTACTAGGCCTTGGCTAATATCTTGCCACATTGGCAAATTGTCTCCAGTATAAGGAGCAGGTCCATATAAGTCTACCCACCAACTAGGCATAATACTAAACCCTAACATTTCCCAAGGACATAAATTAGGACGGTCAGTATCTAAAATATATTGATAAATTCCTCTCCAATAACCTGGAATATTTCTACCGTCAGGTGCATTTGATTCAGAATAGTTATAAGTAAACGGATTTGTTATATCATAGCTTAGAGGTTTAGTAAAATCTCGTCCTGATAGTTGCACCCACTTGTAAAAATTAGGAGCAAGAACATCATTAAACTCTGATAAAGTATAATCGTTTGGTCTGTTATAACTAGGAATGACATCAGCAATGTCAAAAATAGTAGGATCGTATTGTACTTTAATATTGTTGTATATACGTTTTTCTAATTCTAAAATTAAATCGTCACGATAGTCACCGTAAGCTAATACTTGGCTACCATCATGGCCTTGTATCATCGTTCTTGGAGTTACTAGTGTTGTATCTGTATAAATTTGCGGAACATAAGCAGGCCATAATCCAAGTTTTGTTGGAGTAGCCGGAATAAAACTGCCATCAGTGCTATCATATTCATATGTGCTAATAGTACTTCCATTAGTTAGCGTAAATGAATCTTGTACAACTATAAAACCAGAATTATCAAATGTATAATCTTGCCCATAAATCATCTGTATACCGTTATAATATACACCAACTGCTTTATTTGATAAAGTTGTTAATGTAAACACACTAGATAACGGATATTGTTTAATTCTATAATCAACTACTGTGAGATTTGTAACCACACAAGCACCATAAGGCGCCATATCACTAAAATAATATGGGGAAGTATTAGGTTTATCTTTATTAAGTTTTTGTAAAATTAAATTTGTAATAACAACTGGGTCGCCATCAATACCTAAATTGCTAGCAGTTTTAATAAAATTTCTTTTAAAGCTATTATAATCATCTCGTGCTTGTTCTAGACTACGTACAATATTATTCGATTGATTGGTAATATGATAAATTGCAAGACTCAATGGTCCGCTATGTTGGACAAATTTAGTGCCGTACTGAGTTACATTTCCTAAATCTCTTAAATTACTATCTCCTGGAAATGTTCCTACAAAAGTAGTAGCTAAATTATCAACAATAGAATTTACATGGTCGGCAACTTCACCTAATGTAAAATCTCCCATTACATTATTCAAAGGATTATTTTGTAAATTTACTGGAATTTCATAATAACCATTGCTGTTTATAGGTTGTGCGGCAAATGCTCTTATAGTTAATACATCAGTTAATGCAATATCAGTTGTAAGTTGTACTTGAACATAATCTGAATTTGTAACCAGTTTCCATAAAGTTGGACTTAATCTGATTCCATTTACATAAACTCTTACTACTAGATCCAACAAATTACTAACATCGTCAAAAATATCAATATTAAAATTATTTGTTTGTCCAGAATTTTTATATATTCTAATTGCCGCTTGTGTATTAGGTGCGGTGCATGTTTGCCAGCCGTTTTCATAAATTGTTTTTCCAGCATAAGTCTGACTTACAAGATATCCAACATTAATGGCTTGTGTTATAAGACTTGTAGTTTGTTTATATTGAAAAGTATCAGTTGCTAAGGTAAAATTAAAAACAATATCACCAATATTACTAATATTTCTATAACTCAATGGAAAACCTAACGCAGTATCAGATAACCCTGTTCCTGTCTTATAAGAAAACAATGTAGTTCCAACAAAGGTAGTTCCGTTATAAACACTAGAATCTCCAAAACTTATACCATTTTCGTCTACGACATCAAACAACGGAGCTTGATTTACTGTAAGTTTTTGCTGACTTTTAATCCACGAAGTTCCGTTATACCAAAATGTTTTGCCTTGATATTTGTTACCAAATTTAACAGTGGCTACTTGATACTCTACTGGATCTGCAATTTCTACTAAATGAATTTGTCTGCTACCTTTACTTAAATGTAATACATCAACAAATGTAACTTTAAATATTTTATTTTTTACAAGTCTATCAGTATCGGCAGTAAAAATAATGCGCTGACCTTCTGCAAGTGCTACTCCGTCAACATTATAAGCAAACAATCCTTCAATAGTACTAAACGCATCTGTAGTATAATCATCGATGATATCGATATCATCGATTGCAGTTGTTCCATAGTTAGCAAGTTTTAAATCTGCATCAAATTCAATAATAGGTCTAATAGCCCTTGCTGTTTGATCTAATTCAACAGGATTACCGTTATAGGTTGAACTAGTAGCGATGACATCTTTATGGAACCAATGGTTGTATCGACTCCAATTATTTCTATCATTGCTTGTTCTGTTAATAACAATATAGTCCGATGATCCAGCATATCCGCTAGCATCACTAAAAGGTAAACTATCAAATTTGTCGCTGTCAAAAGGAATAGTTTTTTCTTCAGTGTAAGGATTAACAACTTCTAAAATTGTTGTTGGAATTAATTTAATTGCAACGCCAACACCTTCAACATAAAATTCTCCTACAGCATATTCTGCCGGAATAACATTGCCTTCAAAAGCTAATTTCATTCCATTACTTAGAGCAGTACCGTCGGGTAGCTTATAATGCTTTTTACCTAGCATGTCATTTGCTATATCTATGTAAGTATCGGCGGTAATATCTAAAACTTCAATTGCTCCACCTAAATTAATATCTGACTCACTTTGGTAAAATAACAAAGTTGGAGCATCTAATGGAACACTAAATGTAATAGTTCCATTTTCTACTGCATAGTTGTCTATGTTAGATGTTACATATCGATCATCACTACCTGGACTTCTAGCTGTTTTAAAACTAAAAGGATTTCCCGGACTTGTAATTTCAAATGTATATGTTTGTCCTCTGTATAATTTTAATACAGGATTACGTGTAAAACCGTTAGGTGTAAACAAATACTCGTTATTACTTAATTCTGATTCAACAGTAACAGTATATGTACTTGTAATAGCTTGTTGTTGTCCTACAATTTTAATAGTGTCAGGACCGTATGGCATCCAGTAATAATTTTGAAAATTAACAAACTTATCCCAATCGATATGAGGATCCCAACTGTAAAATTCTTGTTTGTTTAATCGAGCGTGATTGCTAGTATTACCGCCAAATGTTCCAATTTGATTAATGTAATCTATATAATCTTTAAAGAATGTTTGATTACCAATTTTATCTGTTACTGTTATAGCCGGTTCTAATTGGTAATTTTGTCTACTAGCATCAGCCGCAGTTAGATAAACATCGGCGCCAGTGGCACTTTTTGCATTTTCTCTACCTACATAGCCATTAATTTTTTTAATACTGCCAGGTTGATATAATTGATCTAATGTAGCTTGTAAGAATTTTTTATTAGCGTCTGACTGATAAAATTTAGGAAGAAAATTTACGGTAAGACCGGTATTACCTAATGGATTGTTATTATTAGCCATTAGTTACTCCAAAGGTTGCACTTGTTATGTTTTGACTTGATACTAAAGAAGTTAAGCCACTGCCTGTTACTGTTCGAGAATTATCACTAGTTAATCCTGATACAACATTAATGTCTGCGCTAGTTGCACAACTAATTAATATTTGATTGCTAGGACATTTAATTTCAAATAATGCTCCAAAGTATAAATTACCTTGTTTTGGAACAATAACAAAATTCGTAATATCTGGTGTGAGTTGATTAATCACGTATGTAGATAATTCCGTAAAATAAAATGTGTCACCAAAATTCCAATTTTCTAATGCAAAGAAATTATTAAATGCTGTAATAATTCTAGAAATAACGTCATTGTCGCTGGCAGTACTTGCAGGATTTTTAACTACATTAAATGTAGCTTGTAAATTTAAATCAGCTTGACTTCCAAACAATAACAAATAGCTCACTGGATGATAGATAATTTCATCTGAAATAGATTTAATTAAATTCAATTCAGGACTTAATAAACTGTTTAGTTCAGTACTGCTTGGCGGTAACGGTTCTGCTACATTCGCTCCTGCTAACCATTGTCTAAATTGTGTATCATAATCAGTTGTTAAAATATACACATCCATGATATTACTTGCACCCGGATCAATACGGCTATCATAATCAGCATTGTGTGTATATTGAAATTTTAATTTGTCTCGGCCAACATAAACTTTATAATCTAAAGATGCATTTAGTGGGCTGGTAACATTAGATGCACTATATTGCATTACAGTTTGCGTATCTAAAAAATAAAAATACTGTCCATCATTCCATTGTGTATAAGGTCTAGCAGAACTTTGTGTTGACAATATTTTAACTATACCAGATGCATTAGACACATATCTATAATCTTCTTGTCCGGCACTAATTAAATATTTTTCCTGTACAATGTATGTTGTCTTATTGTCCGGCGAAACAATATCTAAAAATAATTGAGGATTATCAACAATACCATTATTCATACTGTCTGCAAATGATATTACAATTTTACTAGGATCAATATATCCATCTAATCCAGTATAAGAATTAGTAATTTGCCAATTAAAATCTGTAGTAAATGGGTAAGTCGATGTAGGTTGTGTATTAATGCTTAATATTTTTAAATTGTCTAATATGGTGGCACTAGAAACTGTATCATAAACTTTTACAGCATCGTCAAAATAAAATGTAACTTCTTGATCACTTTCAAACACATATCTCATTAGTCGTGTGGTAATAGTATAAAATTGATTATCCGTGGTAAACAATAACATCCAACTAGAATCTTGTTGTGTATTTGTAGTATCGCCTTGATTACCTAAACTAAAACTCATAGTAGTGTTTAAATTTGTTTCAAATATAATTTGCCAGTCCATCATTCCGGCTAATGAATCATATCCGTAACGTAGTCCAAAAGGCGTATTATTAAAAATCAAATCTATCATTGTTGTAATAACACTAGATCCAATAGTTAAATTAAATTGAGGAATAATTTGACTAATAACAGCATTTGATGGTACAATCTGATTTAATGTTACAACTCCGAATAACCCGCCATTAACTGTAGTTGTTCCTGTGTTATTATCATTATCCCCAAGACCATCGCCCACAATAGATACAACCTGCGCCCACAAATAACTTACACCTCCAGCAGGCAATAATCCCAATGCAGGAACTGCTACTAGATTGTTTTGATTTGTTGTATCAAAATAATATGTTACTCCTCGTATTGTTGGAGCAATAAATTTAATTAACGACCCTGATGTAAAATATTTTAAATCAGTACTGGTATAGCTAGCTAATTTTTTAGGTAAAGCTGTAGTATCAGTAACGAATCCTGTTGAACTGTTACTGTCTGTAGTTACATTAGCCCACTGAATACTTAAACTTTCAGAAATATAATTTATGTAATTTGCATAATAAAAATTACGTAAGTTAGGATCATCTAAAATAGGAAAAACTGTATTGTATATAATTCCTTCTACATCAGTTTTAGTTACATAAGAAAAATTTGTTGCAGAAGTGTAAATTTCTTGATATAAAATTCCATCATCAGCAAATAAATTTGTACTGCTGTATTTGCCAGTGGGATCAGTTAAATCGAAATAACGACTAATGCCGCTACTTGTTCTATTAATACTTTTTACTTTGGCAATTTTATGTGTAACGCCTAATGGACTAATATTATAATCTTCTCCGGTAACCATACGGTTTTGTGTATAGTAAGTTTGAGGAGCATTGGCTTTAATACTAGCATTTGTTTCTGTTGCTGATGCATTTGAAACAGTTGATGCCAAACTTAAAGTTATAGTCAATGTTTCTGCTTGTCCTTGGCTACTTGTATATGGAATACTAATTGCTACATTTAAAATATCGCTAGGATTTATTGTATATGTTAAACCATTACTAACTCTATAGTAAGATCTAAAATTTCCTAATGGTAAACTACCAAATGTTCCATCTGCAAAACTTAAACTAACTGCATCACCTGCTCTAGTAATTACATTGTAAATTGTTTTAATACTATTGCTTAGGCTATTATAAATTATATTATTACCAGTTGTAGCAGGAACTTGTGTCCAAAGTGTATTTTCAAGACCAGTACTTTGATCTAGGCTGTATAACCATACATCTGTATTATTGATATTTTGTGTGTTAATATCAATAGTTTGATTACTACTTGGTTGGGTAACTGTAAATGTTCCTTGATTTAAATTGCCTTGTGTAAAATTTAAAAAGAATCCTGTGTTGCTACTACCAGCTCCATAACCATCATCTTTAAAAATAAAAGACATATGATTTCCAACTTTTGGAGGTTCTTCGTAAATTACTTCACCGCCAGAAATTGTAGTACTAGTAATTTCAAAATTCATTGTACGACCAGCAACGTTTTTACTAAAACTAAAAACAGGAACGTTTGTATTTCTAGCGTTAAAACGATATTGTCCAGTAGGTATGCCGTATATGTTAGCTTGATCTATTGGATTGCCAAACTGTTGAGTTGTAGGTAAAGCCGCATTGATAACTTTAATAAATTGATCATACCAGTTACTGTTACTTGGATCATTCCAAGTAATTACTTGGCCACTCATATTAATGCCGTTGCTATCTAATACATTTTCTGTAGTTTGAACTGTGCTAAATTTTAGCAAACCTGTGGCAGCTATGTTTCTACTAGCATTATAATTAATCATTCGTGCTAGTCTTAGCACACTATCTCTACGTTCTGCTAGTTCTAAAAAGTTTTCACGAGCATTTAAATCAACACGGAAAGCTATGCTTTGGCCCACGAAGGCAATAAGATCGATAAGGGCGAGGTATTCGCTGGATTCAATGTAATCGTTAAAATCTTCTGGAAAATTAGTACGGATATAGTCAATCATTGTACGACGTAAGTTATCAAAGTCGTAACTTTGGAAATCAGCGTTCTTAAATGATTGATAAATTTTCTGCCAGTCTTCGCTGACTAACAGGTTATTTTGTCTATCCGTTGAGCTCATAATTAGTCCTAATAAGTGTATTTATCGAATGGAATTATGTGGGTATTTTATCAGCTAATCAGCCCGTTAGCTTGGTCAAAGCGTAATTGTAGATCCTGGCTAATATTATAAGGCAAATAGGTTATTACACATTCAATCTGTATGCCAGTGTCGTATGGTGTTATAACAATATTCCCAGCTTGTATTCGGGGATCGTAATTTAAAATTTCATTTACGTTTTGTATAATCAAATCTTTTACTTGTTCTGTTAACGGTTCGAATAACATTTCCCATATAATGCAACCATAGCTAGGTTGCATTAAACGTTCGCCTTTTCTAATATTAAAATTATTAAGTAAATCTTGTTTAATAAGTTCAAAATCGTATAAAATAAAATTTTGTGTAGATGAATTTATTGTACTAAAACCTTTGTACATTTGTGGAGGAGCATTAGTAGGATTTGGGCGAGCAGGAAGTATTATTTTGTCATATAAGTTTGTAGCCATTATTGTTGCTCCTCTTGTGAACCTTGTACTTTATTAAAAGTATCAGTTGCTGTTGTGTATTTGTTAAATGCAGTTGTGCTGGGCTCCGATACATCTTCCGATGCTTGTGTTTTGTCTGAAGTAAATTGTGCAGGATCTAAATTTTCGTGGCCGGCCCAGGGCTCGGTTTGTGGAATTCTTCCTGCTTTAGGAGTTGTATCGGCTGATGTTGCAACACCTGAATTAAAATTAATATTACCGCCGTCTATAGCAGTATTGGCTGCCATAATATGAGTATCTCCGCCAGCTGTTATTTTGCTAGTAGTACCCGATGTTGAATTCCATGCAGATCCTGCTTGTTGGTTTATATTTGTTCCGGCATTAATATTAACATTAGCGCCTGCTGTAAAATTTATATCTCTATCAGCTGTAAAATTTATATCGTTTTCAGTATGCACACTGATACTATCTTGTGCATAGATATCAATTTTTCCATTACTAGTTAATTCTATCCAAGAAGTTCCTCTGCTATTAGTAATATAAATTAAATCTTCGCTATTGTGTAAAAGTATTTGATGCCCTGTTCTTGTTCGAATTCTAATTAATTCATTATGTGGAATTGTAGGATCACCGTCTGTTTCTCCGCCCAGTACACTTGCGTATTCTGGAGGGCCATCTCCGGCTTTTGTTTTACGTAAAAATTTATCATCCCCGTCATCCATGACAAATGTACTTCCACCTAAACGACTTACAAAAGCATTTGGTATTTTATAATCTTCTTTGCCAATAGCGCCTCTTGGTGCGCCTGATCTTTTATCTACAGGCCCTGGGGTACTCCATCCAAACACCATACTTGGCACTTCTCTTCTAGCACTACTAGTAGTTAATCCTCTGATATCGTCGTTATCTAACCCTTGTGTTTTTAACGCATCTGCTAAAGGGTGTAGAGGTTTTTTATTTTTAGTAGAATCTGAAGGACTTCCGTCATTTACTTTTTTATTATATTCTGCTACTGGCAATCTGCCTTCGCCTTCTACATTATTTTCTGTTGAGGCAATTCCAGGAATCATAAAATTCATTCCTTCATCTTGCACACACCCTATCCAGTATCCTCTCTTAGGATCTCCGTCAATAAAAATAACAACTACAGTTGTACCAACATCCGGAGGAACTGCCCATATACCATAACTTTTTTGAGTGTTACCATAATTGTCAGGATCTTGTCTTACAAAATCAGCACTAGTTACACCATAAAAAGGACTCATATATTTTACTTGGTGTAGTTGTCCAGAATCGCCTGTGTTACCTGTAGGTCTTAAAATTTCCACTTGCAACATGCCCATAGCAGTACTGTCTAAGTGACTGATCACTCTAGCTAAAAAAGGTCCTGGACGTGGTTCGGTACCTTTAGCACTAATTCTTGTTTGATCGTTTGACATTATGTTCCTGTTTGCTCTGCATCTGAATCTGTATTAGGAGTTTCGGTTACTTTACCTTTTGTCGATGGCATATCAGCTAATGTTGACTCGTCTAGGTATTCTTGCGTTGGTCGTCTAAATCCAGATAATGTTTGTGTAAATTTACCGTCTGCAAAATGGCTTTTAATTGTTTGTATACAATATAGTCCGCTAAATTGCATAACTGGTGCGCTTTTACTAGCACCGCCAAAATTATACAATCCTGTACTTTGATTAAGATCGATAGGAGTTCTAAAATTAATTATAATGTCAACTTCACCACTTTCATAATTTACAGTTCCATCTGTGTTTAAATTATGTGTGGCCGCTTCGCTGGTATAATTTCCTGTTCCGCTTTGTGTGATATAATATGGATCTCCAATAATTGTCATTTCAAGATTGTACATATCAAACGGATTATTAAGAGCTAGGTTAAACAACTTACCTGCACGTTGCGCTTGACCTTCAGCACCGCCACCGCCGCCTCTGTCATTGCCTGTTAGTGTGTTAACCCATTTTAAAATTGTAGGCATAAATCCTGGTGTAGGAGTTTGCTGTTTTCCATCAGGCATGTATTTTTGATTTTGATTTTTTTCAGGATCTTCACTACCTGTCTGGTTAGCTGTAACTTTATCTTGAGTTTCAGCTAAACCATCTGCACCCATAATATAAACAAATCCATTTTGAATTTCAATTTTAAAATTAATAATATCTACATTGTGCCCAGTATAAATGTATTCATATTTTTTTACTGCCTGATCTGCGAGACTGTCGAAACCCAAGCCTTTAACGCCTGCAGGTAGTTGTCTACTGTTATGTGCCTTATATGGAACAACTTGATAAACAATCAATCGAGGCTTAATACCTGTGTTTTTTTGTGTGTCACCAGTAGTATATACTTTGGTAGCTATTCTATACCAATCTCTATAACCCTCGGGACTTATTTTACTGCTATCTAATGTGTCACTAACAAAATCACTTTGTAATATAACTTGGTTGATTGCTTGCGGAATACTGGTATTTTGTGTAAAACGCATTTCTGTCGATGTTTTATCAAATTTAAATTTTCCAGTATTAAATGTGCCAGTTTTAGTATCGTATAATTGTTGATCTTTACCAAAGGCAGGATCTCCTTTACGCTTTTCATCAAATCCTAAACTAGCTTGTCCAATAAGATTACAATCACCTGGATTTTGAACTAGTGTTTGATTAGTCTTACTTCTAGCAACACCTAGTGTATCGTAAATGCCGCCACCGCCCGAACTATTAGATGATTCAGTAGCAGAACTAGAATCTTCAGTTGTATCAGAACTTTGACTAGCATCTGCTGAACTAGCTGTATTTTGTGGAAATAAAATTAAATATTCATCAGCTTGATCTACAATACCTTGTTTTTCCATTTCTTTCATTCTGGCATTTAAGGCTTTTTGTAAACTGTTTTCGCCTGACTGTAGTATTTCTTGAACAGTTGATCCTACAGCCGATGAATCACTTTTTGTATCTGCAATATCATCTGTTAAAGCAAGTTGATTCCATGGCATAGCTGAACATTTATAAACACTACCTTTTTCAGTAGCAGTCATACTTAAATCAACAAAGCTAAAAGGTATTTGTCTGCCGGTGTTAGGAATATTTTTTATTTGTCCGTTTTCAGTATTACCTCTAAAATCTATTGTAAGGACAAATGGTGCTTCACGCCAATTATCCCAACCTTGTTTTTGTGCTAGTTGCTGACATGCAATAATAAACAACCCCATACTGTAAGGTTCTATGATATCAAATGTAAAGTTCATTACATTAGTATTGCCGCCGCCTTGTTCAAAGCCAACAACACTATATAATTCTAGATTGTTAATAAAAAAATCAAATTTGCCATAGACTGTGTTAACTCGATTATTAGGATCAGCATTGGCATCTTTACAAATTAAAGGAATTTTTCCGCCGGCTTTATAAGTTTTATCTGGATAATTTAAATCGTTTTCTGTAAGACATCCTATACCTAATACATAGGTATAACTTGCATAAGCAAACAGTGGATTAGGTAATGGCAATTTTTGGCCAGGACTTAATCCTTTAAAGAATCCACTAATGCCTGATAGCAAACCAGATACACTACTAAACGCAGACGTTAATCCGCTTGCAGGACCTGATGATAAAAATTGAGATGCGGCATTACTAACCGCAGTTGTGGTTTGTGTTGCTGAATCTATTATACCTGGCAGTGAGTCAAAACTCATATTATAGTCCTAAAACAGTTTTTAGTCCGCTACCTTTGGGTATGTATATTTGAGTTCCTGGAACAAAATCTAATATAGGATCTTGTATAACATCTAAATTACGTTGCATAAACACCCACCAAAGGTTAACTTCTCCATACAAGTCATAGGCTAACAAATCAGGTCGGTAAGTATATTGCGGTTCAATAGTATAAAGGAAATCGTCCGCATCAGCACTAACAGGTCTGATAGTTAGTACATCAAGATAATTGTTTTTTATCTTTGTTTTGTACCAAGGACTTGTATTACTATATGTAGCCATGATTAAATGTATCCAAAACTATTATTGAGATAGCCGCCAGTAACAAATCTATCAAGACTAAAGTTACGAGCACTAGTTCTGCTATAGATAGGTTGTAATGTTACGCTAAGACTACTCTTTGTTGGAACATGCGCTACTCCTCCGCTAGTTGTCCCGCCAATACCAAATGTACCTAATAAACCTGCTACTTGTCCAACTCCTCCAGCAATGGCACTGACTCCGCCTAATATTCCGCCTAACGCACTATCGCCTCCTAACAGTCCAGCTCCAACACTGGCTAAACCGCCAATACTGTCTGCAACACCTTGTACTTCTCCAGCGGCACTACCGACTACGTTACAACCAATATAATCGCAATCATTAGGAAATTGCCAAGTCATTTTTGTAACTACTACCGGGACATTTTTAAACACATAATTTCCATAAGCATTTAAGAAAATAACTGGTGGAGGATTTCCTGCCTTAGGATCATTTCCTGCGAACATTTTGGTAAGGCTGCGTAAATAATGGATCATAGCAATACAGTATAACCCTTGTGTAGAATCTTCTACATACATAGGAGCTTCAATCTGCACATGTCCTGGATCGCTATTTTTAAATGCGTGGAATTGATAGTTTGTATGCACAGTATCAATAGGCTGATAAGTGGCAGCACTTTGCATAGTAATTTTTGGAGTGTAAGGAAATATTAAACCGCCTGCATCTTTCAAAGGTTTTAACACAGGACTTGTTTTAAAACTGGACCAATTAGCTAGACTTAATCTAACACGCCAGTCATTAGCGTTGGCATCTCCGCCGAAACTAGAAACTGCGCTGATAATATCTCCAACTGCTTCTCCGGCTGCTGGAAGATTTACCGCGCGAATAGCAGACATAACATCTCCGCCACCATTACTATTATATGCTGAGCTTATCGCACTACCCAAATTACTAGCCGTATTAATAGCGCCTGCTCCGGCACCCAGCAAATTAGCCGAGCCGTTTAATGAATCTAGTAATCCCATAATAATATCCTTGTTTTGGTATATTATTTATTTGACTTTATTAAGTGCGTAGTTTATAATAAGACATTAGAGGACTGATAAAGGATGACCGCAAAAGTAAA